CCAGCCTGCCGGGCCTGCTCCAGCTGCTCCTGCAAGCGCTTACGCTCGGACTCATACTGAATGCGCTGGGCTTCTTCAGTGTCTCCCCGGATATCCGCCAAACGCTGACGCAGACTGTTGAGGGTGTTGTCTGCGGTGTCGGTGAGTGACTGTAGTTTCTGCTTGGCGGAGTCGATCGCACTTTGCAGGCCGCTGAGGCGCTGCTTGTCCAAAACATCGAAACGGGTGGCGGCGGTTTCGCTCAGGCCGTTGAGCTGGCTAAGGCTGAAGCTGCCGGATTCAATCTTTTCCTGCAGGTTCTCCATCGCTACGGCCTGGGTCCAGAACCGTTCTTCTGTCTCGGCGGCATGTAAGGCGGTGTCCGCAAACCAAGCCGCCAGACTACTGGACATCAAGCGCCGTCGGGCAGATGCCAGCTCATCGGTACGCTGGCGGGCCCTCTCCAGTGATGCGGCGGCGTCTTCGCTCTGTTTCACAAACGCGTTGCCGCCGATCTTCATCTCGAACAGGTTTCGGGCAGCCACAGATAGAGCAGTTACCTGCTCTCTGGCCGCGGATATCACTTTGGAAAAGGACGCCCCAAGGGTTTCCCGAAACTTCTCCCGTGCAGCCTCCGCTTCCTGCTTGGCCTTCCGGGTTTCATCTGCGAGGCGCTTTGTTTCATCGGCAGCTTTGCCAGCCTTTACAGCAATATCCTCAGCACCGGCACTGGCAGCACTTCCAGATTCCTCAGCCTGGGTTTTCACTTCCTTGAGGGCATCACGCAGCCCAAGGCTGGCCGCCTCAGCTTCCAGCGCCCGGATCTTCGCTTTGTCGCCAGTATCGATGATGGCCTGAGCGTAGACTTTGAAGGCCTCAGACAGCTCACGCTTGGTGGCACTGCCGCTCTGCTTTATCTGCTCAAAGGCACCCCGCGCACTCTCTGCAGTCTTATCCAGCTCCTGCTGGCTGGTTACTCCCAGATCGCGATAAGCCTTGGCAAGCTCGCGCGCACCCTCGGCAGATTTTCGAGATTCATCACCGGCCGCCTGAGTTTTCTTCTGCAGCTCAACAAGGGCCTCACCGGCTTTCTTTGTTTCCTGCTCTGTTTCCTGCAACGTCTGCTTTGCGGGCTCAAAGGCCGAAACAACGTCTTTTCCTGCTTCCACCGCCTGGCGGCCGTATTCGACAGTTTGTTTGCCAAGCTCTACCACTGTTTCGCGGGCTGCGTCGGCCTTTGCTCTGATGGCGCTCAGAGTCTCATCGCTAACGAGGCCCACCTTATTCATGGCAACAGCCAGGCCCTCCGCTATGCTGAGAACCGTCGCAAAGCTACCAGCCACCAACGTGGCCCAACCAGACACAATGGTTTGCAGGCCGCGAAATATAGCCATAGCGCCACTGGCGCCAGCCTGGATGGTGTTCCAAAGGGTGCCGAACCCAGCAGAGATACTCTCGGAGTTCTCCACCAGTTTGACCGCCATTTCGGCGCCCCATTCCGTGATGCGCTTGAACAGATCGATCAGCTTCTGGCCGCCTTCGTTTTGCTCAAACAAGCCAACAACTTTGTCGGTTGCATCAGCGACCACAGGAGCAAGCTCAGCGCCAATCCTTCGGGTAAGGCCCTGAACCTTCAGCGTGATGGAGTTATAGATATCATTGGCGCGGAGAAGCTTATCCAGCTCTTCCTCGGAATACAGAGCCCCGGACTGCTCGGCTTCTTCTGCGATCGCTCTCAATCCGGCAGCGTTATCGTCCAGCAACGGCTGCAGCTGGCTGGCATCGCTGGCGAGCTTTTCCAGCAGAGCGACTTGCTCATCCTTCGGGAGCGTTTCGATAGCCTCGGCGAACTTGAGCATTTGCTCAGATGGGCGCAAACCTCGGAAGTCTTCAATCTTTAGATTGAGCCTCTCCATCACATCGGCAGCTTCGCCGCCGCCATTGGCAGAGAACTCACCAAGGCGCTCAGTCACACTGCGCAGAATGTCACTGACTTTCTCTCCAGTCAGACCCACGCGATCGCCGGCAATTTGCCACACCTGCAGCGCCTGCCGACTCTCGTTGATGGCGTTAGCCGTGTTGGTCAAGTCATCTGCCACAGTCGCCTGGCTACGGGAGAACAGCGACCAGGTAGCCGCCGAAGCACCAACACTCGCTATCAAAGCAGTGGCGCCGGCAGCAACTGTTTTCAGCCCAATCCCGAACTTACTCAGAAGCCCCCGGGACTTTTCCGCCTCATTGCCCAGATCCTTTGTACTCTTAGCGGCTTTATCAGCCCCCTTCCCCGCACCTTCGGCGGATTCCTTAACCTGACTAAGCTCACCGGCCATGTCCTCGGCGGCCTGGTTGACGCCGGCAATTTCCTTTTTGATCCTGACCTGCTCACCGGCCAGATCCCTGGTACTGATTCCCGCGCCATCCAATGTGCCCCGCAGCTCATTGAGCTGCTGCTGGTTGGACTGCCAGGCCTCGTTGGCCGCACGTGAGGCTTTCTTTGCCTGCTCAAATTCCCGGCGCTGCGCCTTGGTTGGTTTTTCAGTATCAGCCAGCGCCTTACCCAGAGCGGTTGCCCGCTCCTTAGCTTCTGCCTGTTCCTGTGCCAGCTGCCTGGTCTGGCTTTTCAGGTCGGCAAACTGTTTAACGAGGGCCTGCTGGCTTTTGAGTTCCGCCAGGCTACTAGCCAAACCCTGCAACTGGGCACTCGCTTCGCCGGTGTCTTCACCCAGAGCCTCCAGCTCTTTCAACAATTGGCCGATAGACTTAACGCCTTCGGTACCGGCCTTGATGAGCAATTCAACTTCTTGCTTCTGGGCTGCCATGGGTGCTCCAAATACGAAAAACCCCGCCGAGGCGGGGTGCTGTTCTTACAGGTTTATAACCAGGTGGTCAGATGACTTCTCGCCGCGTCAGGCGTTCTGCCTGCTCTTTGGTGAGATCAATCTTTGCGCCAGCCGGAAGCTCCACACCTTTGTGGCGGTGCGGCTTTTTCAGGACAGCCTCAACTTTCTGTGGTGCCTTGCTCATGGTGTTCTCCTGGTATCACGGATGTTGGTTTGGGCGGGAAGCCCGCCCACGATGTTGATCAGTCCCGCATTACAATTTCATAGGGACTGTTCTTGCCTTCAGGCGTGGTCATGGTTCCCTCAAGGGTACCGGTGATGAATTCCCGGGCCATCAGATCCACCGCCTGGCTGGCACTGAACGAAGCACTGAAAATGGTCACGCGGGCAGGCTTGCCGGTAACCAGGTTCTTGCCATCCATAATGATCTGACGCTTTTTGGTAATTTCAGTGGCACCCAGAATGCGCTGGCCGGTTGATGCCTCAGTGTCAAAGTCGATAGTGACGGCCGCAGCACCGGTAGGATTAAGCGCCCGGATCAAGCCGCTTACAGCCTCCACTTCATAATCGGTACCGCGCACAAGTACGGTGGTGCCGTCTGATTCCAGGGTTACAACCAGGCTGGCAGCATCCACGTTTGGATAAGGCAGCTTCTGCCAGATCCCCTCTTTCAAGGTCACTGGTTCCGCTGTCACTGTCTGCAGGCTCGCGTTGTAATCCTCAGTGGTACCCGCCAGCGCATCGGCCAGCAACAATGCAGGCAAAGAGTCAAAGGACATCGACATACGCGGGGCTTCGCCCGGCAGGTTTACAGAGTCCAGCACCTGTCCGTAGGTGTCGCGCTGGAAACTGGTGCGGTCGATGGCTTCCGGAGATGGCGGCGTCAGCTCCAACTGCGTTACGTTGATGGGGCCGGCAAAATCCGTTGGCACCTCATTTACGATCGGGGCCATATAAACGTTGCCGGCGAAAATCAGGCCAGTGTCTTTGTAGGACATGGTTTATCTCCAGTTCAGGGTGTTGTACGTGAGGGTGATCGGCAGGTAGATCGGAAGGATCTTTGTGCCGAGTTCAACATCGTCGAGCTGAGCCTCGCCGGCTTCGATCTCGACTATCAGGCCATCAAACTTGAGGCTCTCCGGCCTGAAAACGGTTCGGTAGATGTCTTGCAGCAGCTTGTCTTGGTTAGCCCGGCCATCTGGCTGGCGCTCCACATAAGCCACAATTTCTACCGTGCGAATCTGATTGGTGGCGCCTCGGGACTGACTCGTTATCCGATCGCTGATATTTCTGATACCCATGCAAGGCAGCTTGGTGTGCTCATCAAAGTACAGGGCCGGGTCATCATCCATTACCGGCGCCGGCAAGCTGTTGAAGAAGCCGTTATCGGGACTGATGTCGTTCAAGCGGACGATTAACTCATCCACCACCTGAGTGACCTTTGCTTTGTCTGTCATTTCTTCAGCTGCTCGTTGTAACGGTGAATGAACTTGTCACCCAGGCTCTCGCCCACCGCCTTGCGGTACTGGTCATCAGCAGCTGCCTGAAAGTGCAGCTTGATGCTGTGGCCAGAGGCCTCCCGGATTCGATCTTCCCCAGCCTTTCTGTAACGGGTCAGAACAGCGCGGCGTCGCCCCCTTGGGTTTACAAACCCCCACACCCGCATTAACTGGCCACCCTTGCGAATCCAAACACTCGCTCGGGTACCAGTGCTGTCTGTGGCCTTAGTGGTGGTTTTCCAGAACTTGAAAGGAATTCGCCTGCTGGTTGGAGCGAGCACGGCAACCGGCTCTTTGTTGGTGGCCCGCTTCAGATTGATCTGGCCACCGGCCTTGGCTCGTGAGATACCATCCCGCGCGATCCTCTGGGCCAGCTCCTGTTTGCTCTCCCGGCCCTGATCATTGATAGCTGCCCGGGTTGCCCTGCGTATGGTTTCGGGTTGCCCTTCAAGGCTTTCGACAACGGCATCAAGCCCTGAAAGCTGAACACCTGGCCGACGGCGAGCCATCAGCGAGTCACCATCAAAGTGAGCGTAACGCCATCATCACTCCCCTCCACCACGCCATCCACGGTGTAAGTGGTACCGCGCAGAGTGATAGCGTCGCCCCGCCGCCCCCAGGGATACGGCAGCTGCGGCTGAAACAATTCAATCTGGTGCCTGGGTTCACTCATAGGGCCCACATAAACGTTTTCCCGGGTGAGAAAAGCCAGCAC